GTGGTGACAAAGTACTTGTCACTGAAAAACCTCTTGAGAATACCTCAAGAAACCCTCGATAGCATATTATCTCTATTTTTATATACCCTTCTTCCGAGTCAATACTCCTAACTTTGCGCTAAGAGCACTAGCTGCCGCAGATCTATCGGATTTGATCCGTGGTCTCTCCACTAGCCTGCCCGAGTGTCCAGTTCGGGGGGATTGACAGAAGGACAAAACATAGTAATACACTATGGGGACGCAGCCTATCACCTTACAAGTTAATACCTAGGGTCCTTTTCTTTTTATAATTTTTAATATCAGAGGTCTTTATAGCGGGAGGATATCTTCCATGGAGTGGACTTACCAAATCCATCATATCTTCAAAGTTACCGAACCGACTCTCAGTGAAAGTTGAGAACCAATAACCAGCACCAAAGTTAGCCCATGTATCTCTCTTATCCTCTTCCGTCAGGGTAAAGTTTACTCTCGGAAGAATATAAGCAGAAGGATACACAGGTGTTACTTTGGGGCAGATTACGGTTCTCGTACTATCACTTCGAAGAAGTTCAGCAACCCGAAGGCATGTTTGAGTTGGCTCAGAATCTAAAAATTCCAATCCTAAACCACCCAGACTCCTTGGAAGAGACCAGCTTCTTTTGGATGCTTTTAACTTTGGCATCGCATGATGAATAAAAACATCACGTAGAAGCTCCACCTTTTCTTCCGCTTTCTCTAATCCATATCCAGATTCGTCTAATTTATCCAAAGTTGCAAGAAGATCCTCATCCGGATCCTCTCGATCATCTCGAGAGTCCGATTGAACCTTTGACTTACCTTGAGCTAACCCCATTTTTATATAAGGGATTAACCTAACTTCAATTAGGGAGTTTGTCTCAGGACAGACCTCGAAATCGAAGATGGTATTGTTGATCATAGACCAACAACGGCGGTAAGGAGAATCATAAATCTTTCTCGGCAACGATGTAAAATTCTTTCCCACAGATGGTTTTAAACCTACTTGTCTCTCATAAAGGTACCAAAGGTCAATAAGACCCCTAGGACCATGAAACAAGATATCATCACCATTGATCATAAGACCATAAGCGTGATGTAGGTAGTCCAACCAAAGTTCACCCTCAATAAATGCACGCATATATTGAGAGTCTACTGAATCTGAGGACTCCCATAGGAAAGAATCAAATAAAGGAAACTTATGTTTCCGGTTCGCACAATAGGTACGAACCTTTTCGAATCTCTTAAGATTTAAATGGACGAATTCACAAGACGATATGGATGATATGAAACTCTCTCTTCTTCTACAGGCTTCCCACGGGAAGGATCTCTCATAACGACGAACTGCCGACGTAAAGCCAGCAGCGTTTATCAAACAAAGGACAGGGAAAGATGATGGAGAACCCATCAGCTGACCCCATTCTTGCTTGATAACCGGTTCAAACTCTCTTTTAAAGAGTTTTACCTGATTGGAGTAGTCTAATTGATGACCAGTCATTGACTGGAGATACCAATAGAGCTCCTCCTTAGAGAGACCCAATGTCAGGCCTATTAACTCCTGACAATGAGAAGAGAAGAAAGGGTTTATTCCATCTGAAGCGGCATCATAATCACCAGCAACCATCAGATCATTTGGATCATAATAGCTACCAACAAGAGAGCTGAGGCTCTCCAATGTCGCTCGTTTACCGGTCAATTTAAAAACATCATGCTTCTTAAGTGTACCCCAAACTGTTGATTGGAGTATACGATTGAACTGATATAGATCGGTTTCACCAGATGTGATCGGACGGACCTTAAATGGTTCGAGAACGATATGAACCTTTGCCTCTGGTTCCTTTTTAAACTCTTTAGGCTGCCCAAGAATATGGGGCTCTAAAGGGTAACTCATTCTTAATCTAGCATATAACTCATTTAGTAATTCTTCCTCAGTGCCATCACGATAAACGGAGACAACGGGAGCCTTAGGGCCTAAATTTGGCATACACTCAAAATAAGAACAAGAAGGAGATTGCCAATTAGAAGCAATCGAACCGAGAGAACCACAATCCTTCCTTGATGAATCGGTTGTCGATCCAAGAGAAGGAGCTTTCCACTTCCTGTTAAAGGTAGTTCCAGTTGGGAACGTACACCTTATAACACGAGAGAGTGATAAGGATATATGGTCTTTCATATCGAAAAAGTCCTTCGCAACAGAAGGAGATAATCTCGATTGGGGTCCATCCAGGTCACATATGACTTTCTGGAATTCTGAGAAGGAAGGGGGATCATAAGATTCACCTTTCATGTTCTTTCGATGTTTTTCAACGAATCTACTCTGACGAACAAGATTTAATGGTGAACCACAAGATTTAACACTTGTGAGTGAAAAGAGAGTAGAAATAGAATTTCTTGTTATTAATCCCTTCGCTATCTTCCTTATAAAACGTCCTGTAGCACCTAGTGCAAGATACATGACTTTAGGAAGATCGGAAAGACACGAAGGTCTAGGAGGAAGTTCCGTTTGTTCCGTATGAAGACAGAAAAGGAGGACTGAAAAATATTTATAATAATCTTCCAATCGATCCTCTAATGTCAGCATAAGGAGAAACCCTAGAGTTTCTTCGTGCGTATGTCTAGGAACAAACATACAATTAATATATAAACATTCGACAATACCTTGATAAATACTAAAGTACCTGTCTAATGTCTCATGGATAATCTCATCTTTCACTTTTTTTAGGAAAGCACTGGCTTTTGCCAGTCTATGTTTTCCTTTAAACCTCTGATAGGTGTATTGTTTACTTGTAAGACTGATAGGTGACTGTAAAGAATAATTCTGAAAGCTTCTCTCTTCCTTCCCAGGGAAGATCGAGACAACAGAATTATTCCAAACAAGAGACGCGTCAATTGACTCTGTCTCGTCACACTCAAAGTATTGTCTACTAATAACCTCAAGCGTGCTCTCTAGATGCTCTTTATGAACTAGTCTAATACGGTTAATATCAGACCAAAAAGACTCTAGAGACAGAGTGGAGTTCCTATCCCTCGTGGATTCGGACCTCACTTGGTTGCCCATTTCTGTAGGTAAAGTGGAAACTATTTTCGAAGAAATTTCCATAACAGAG